GGCGGTTCACCGGGCTTCGCCTGAGAATGCGCTGGTGGCGCGGGAGCTCAGGCTGACGCTTGAGGTGCTGGCGAAGCTGGATCCGGTGCCGGTGGATGCGATGGGCGGGTTGCGTGAGTTCGCAGAGGCGGTGGCCTGACCCTCGGCTACAGGCGGTGCCTGATGGGGATGGGCGCCGGGTGCTGGCTGCGGCCGGCTTGGCGGCGCTGGTGGGGGTGCAGCTGGGCGGCTGGCAGCGGTTCGCGCTAGAAGCCATGCTCCGGCGGCACGACGGGCACTGGGCAAGCTGGGAAAACTCGGTTGTGGTACCCCGCCAAAACGGAAAGTCGGTCATCCTGCTCATAAGGGCGCTGGCGGGTGCGCTGCTGTTCGATGAGCGGCTGGTGATCGTGTCGGCGCATGAGTGGCGCACCGTGGTTGAGCTGTTCCGCACGTGCACGGAGTGGGTGATGAACTCGCCGGTGCGGCGGGAGGTGCGGAACGTCCGCCGGGCTGGTGGGGAAGAGGCGATCGAGTTCACGAACGGGAACCGGATCCGGTTCCTCAACCGGTCCACACAGTCGGGGCGGGGGTTCAGCGTCGGCTGCGTGATCCTGGACGAGGCGCACACGGTCACGTCGGAGCAGATGGCGGCGCTGCTGCCCACCTTGTCGGCGCAGAAGGACCCGCAGATCGTGTACGCGGCGCATGGGCCCGCTGCCAGCGCGTGGCATTTGTCGCGGTTGCGGCAGCGGGTGCAGACCGGGGATGTGGACCGGTTGTGCTGGCTGGAGTGGTCGGCGGACCCGGACGGCGACACTGAGGCCGAGGCGGCGTGGCTGGCTGCGAACCCCGCGATCGGGGAGCCGTTCTGTGCGCTGAACGTGCAGCGGATGCGGGAGGAGCGGGCGTCGCTGGGGTTTGACGGGTTCCGGGCGGAGCGCCTGGCGTGCGGGCCGTGGCCGTCTGAGCTTGACGGCGCTTATGGCCTGTTCTCCCCGGATGATCTTAAGAGCCTGTTCGGCCGGTCATGAGTGTCGCGTGGGGTGCTGAGGTGTCGGTGGACGGCGACACCGGCAGCATTGCTGAGGTGCGGCCGCGTGAGGGTGGTGGGTGGCGGCTGCGGCTCGCGTTCTACCGCTCCGCGGCGCTTCTGCCAGCGCATGCGGGGGAGTTGTACGAGGCCGAGGACGAGGCGCTCGGGTTTTATGTGGACCCGATGCCGTCGGCGGTGATCCTTGAGCCGTTGCAGCGGCGGGTGGTGGTGCACCGGATGGAGGCCGTGGATGTGGCGGCGGCCGCGGCGGCGTTCCGGATCGCGGTCAAGGCCGGGGACGTGTCGGCTGAGGCGCATCCCGCTTTGGAGCAGGCTTTGACGTTCGCTCTCAGGCGCCCGCTTGCTACTGCGTTCGGGTATGAGCGGAAGAACGTGCCGTGTGACATGTCGCCTTTGAACGCGGCGGCGTTCGCGTTCTGGGGTGCCCAGCAGCATATGGAGGTGGATCCGTCGGGATGGGTTATCTGACTGCGGTCTCTCCCTTGGTGCAGGCGCGGGCTGCGCTGCTGCGTGCCCGGATGCGCCGCCCTGCCGTGCTGTCGGTGCTGCTTGTGGTGCTGGGGTTCGGCGGTGGGCTCGCGGGTGGGGCGCTGGTCGGTGAGTGGTGCCTGGGCCTGGTGCTGATCGCCGAGTCTGTGCTGGTCGTCTATGTCGGGTTCGCCCGCGATGACGGGCGGGCGCTGCCGGTGCAGGGGGAGCACACGGTTAGGGACGTGCTGCTGGCTGAGGCGCGGCGGCCGTGAGGTTGTGGGACCGGGTCCTGTCCCGCGCCGACCCCGCGCACGAGCTCCTGCTGTCCGGCGCCTACTACGTCAGCACGGCCGACCCGTCCGGCAAGGGCAAGGAGGCCGCGGTCGGGCAGATGGTCCGCTCGGCGCGGGAAGCCTACGCGGCCAACGGGATCGTCTACGCCTGCGCGGTCGTCAGGATGAGCCTGTTCAGCGAGGCGGCGTTCTCGTTCCGCTCTGAGGTGGACAAGCACCTGTTCACGAACCAGGACCTGGACCTGCTGCAGCATCCGTGGCCGAACGCGACCGAGGGCGAGCTCCTGGCCCGGCTGGAGCAGGACGGTGGGACGACGGCGGGGAACGCGTACGTCCGGAAGGCGACCCCGGAGGACGGCGGCGGCGACCTGCTGGTGCAGATGCGCCCCGACTGCGTGACGATCATCAGCGAAGAGGCCCGCGACGACAAGGGGCGGGTGTTCCGCCGCCCGGTCGGGTACTCGGAGGATCTACGGCAGGGCGGGGTTGAGCAGGACGCCCAGTTCTACTCGGTGGACGAGGTGTGCCACTACAGCCCGGTGCCGGACCCTGCGGCGTCGTGGCGGGGCATGTCCTGGCTGACGCCGGTGCTGCGGGAGGTCGGCGCCGACCAGGCGCTCACCACCTACAAGACGGCGCACCTGGAGAACGGGGCGATGCCTGGGATCGCGGTCAAGTACTCGCAGAAGCTTTCGGACAAGACGGTTCAGACGCTGGCCAAGCGGTTGTCGGCGAAGTACAGCGGGCCAGAGAACTCGGGGAAAACCTGGGTGCTGGATGAGGGCGCCGACCCGCAGGTGCTCGGCTCCACTTTGGAGCAGCTGCAGTTTGAGGCCGTCACCAAAGCGGGGGAACGGAGGGTGGCGGCGGCGGCTCAGGTGCCGCT